CTGTATTCCCAAGCAACGACCGATACCTCGACATTCCGATTTGTATATCGCCATGAGGGAGACGTTTGATCGTCCGGCAATGGTACCGATTAAATGCGGAAGGAAACGATAGGTACTATCAGACCTCAGTTCAAATGAGGTTAAATCATATTTTATCAAAGGAGTAAACCATGAAAACCAGAACCGAAAACTGGAGAGGACACAGTATCAGGTTTGTCGAGATCGATAATGCCTGGTGGGCCGTGCTCAAGGATATTTGTGACGCGCTGAATCTTAGCACGTGGAAAGTCGCTCAACGACTCGAACCAAATATGTTGGAGAAGGTGTCAATAGAAGCTGACCTACCTTCAAGTCCGGTCACCTCTAAAAACGGCGTGCGAAAGTCTCAAACGATGCTCATTGTCAACGAAATCGGCATCTACGAAGCATTGTTCGCATCTCGTAAGCTCGAAGCACGAAAGTTCCGCATATGGGCCGGAAGCGTGTTACAACGGCTTCGTCAGAACATCGGTCTCAAACAATACGAGATCATGCGCATGACCGATCCTGATATTCAGGATCAGATCAATTACATGCTCGACGATATCTTCTACGACCCGGACAGCGATCAGCTCATGTGCTTGGTCACGGTCCAGGGCGGAGATGTCGACGTACGGCCATTTGATGAAGTATACAAAGAACAGGAGTAAACCATGGCACTCACCACCGAAGAAGTAGACGATCTCATGCATTGCAACTGTGATGCCGAGGTCAAAGCTCTTGATTTCGATATCACGGCCAACCGGATCAAAGCCATCCTCATCTGCACTGGATGCGGTAAAATGGTATCGGTGTCCGGTGATATTAACAGGGTTTCGGATGTACGGTATGCCGAAACGGTCCGATTGGTCCAAGACGAATCGGAGGACTGCGAATGAAGCTTCCATTCAAAGTCCATTTTGAAATGCAACCAACCATTGTAAAGAATAAGGAGAAAATCATGTCCGATAATAACACCACTCAAGTACTCGATGCGAACGAAGTCATCGATCAATCCAAATCGACACTCAAGGATGTCGTGCTCGATCATCCTGCATATCTGGCCTTGGCCGGCCTTGGGATTTTCGCCATCGGGTATCAGCTCGGACGTAACCAGGGTGTGAACTCGTTACTGAAGTTCGCGATGAGCAACTGATGTTATATTTACTCATAGGTGCCATATTGGTTATAATTGGCAAGCCGATCGATTCAATGAACAAATTGATTCGTGGAATTCGGAATTCGATAAGACTCACCCAAACCATGGTGATCTTATGAATAACGATGAATACCATCAATTCATTCTGGATCGTTGGAAACCGATTATTGACCAATACAACAATGAGCTGGCCAAACACACAGATTTCGTCAAATTTATTATCGAGGATTTTACTGTCTGTATGGTGGTAGATAGCGATTATGGATATAAAGTCGGAATGCAACTCGTAACCGAGTAACATTCATAAAGAGTGGACCGCACATGCGGTCTGCTCTTTGTCTTGTCGCGAACCAGACATGTCCTTTAATGAGAACTATCAAGAAAAGGAGTCAACATGTCTGTTGATATTTGCCAAGCCATCGCTGATTTCATTCTCATCACGATTGTCGTGTTGGGGATCGAAGCGGGCATTCAAGATCGTATCAAGCATAAGGATATGACCTGGTTTGCCTGGATCGGTCGCCACTGGAATAATCATAAGGAGAAGAAAGCAGCCAACAAACTAACAAAGAAACAAGACATCAACGAAACCACTTTCGCTGAGAAGTAATCATAAGCCTGAGTCGCACATGCGGCTTTGGCTTTGTATTTTAATACAAAGGAGATCATTATGCCTATCAACATCGTCAAGCGCCCGAACGGTGACGTCAACAAGATCGAATGCGAGAACGTTCGTCTGATCTGGACAAATTTCGCAGGTCGCGAAGGCAAGTACAATCCGGCCGGCAATCGCAACTTTAACATCGTCCTCGAGGAATCCGATGCCAAAACGCTTCAGGACCTTGGCCTGAACGTCAAGTTCCATGAGGGCCGTGATGAAAACGATCCGGGCATCTACACGCTTCAGGTGAAGATCAACTTCAAGTCCTACAATCCTCCGGAGATCTGGATGAAGAATTCGCACGGCAACGCCCAGTTGGATGAGGATTCCGTCAAGATGCTCGATCCACTGGTGTCTGCCGACGCCGTGACCGAGTCGTGGCTGAGCTTCAATCTGAACCATTACGAACAGTTCACCACCGCATATTTGCAGAAGCTGCTGGTGACGGTTCAGGAATCCGATTATGAAGCTCGGTTCTTCGACGAACCGGATTCCGCCATGAACACCATGACATTCCACAAGGTGGAGAAGGACTGATCATGTCATATGATAATCGAACCCCAAGGCCTAGCGTCTTGAAGGTCTGCATCTATTCCATCCTCACCGGAGGGTTATATTTCTTCTGGTGGTTTGTCAAGACCTTGTCCGGCGGTTATCGCTGACATGACATCACGACAGGTATGGGCCTTCATCGGCCTGTACCTGTCCTTTATTTTTGAAAGGTATACTCATGATTGATTTTGACACTCTCGACGGCGAGAAACTCATTGATCAGGCATCCAAGCAACATGCCGATGTCTGCAAAGCCTCGGCACAGATCGCATCTCGATACGCGGATATCTCGGATCTGGTCAAAGGCAAGCATGTCGATATGAGCGCGGAGCATCTCGAACGATACAAGTATCCGACGGTATATTTGGACCCGGATCGTATGGAAGAGATCGAAGATGCTCACGGCAATCCGGTGATTCATATCTGGATGGAGTGCATGGATTGCACCGCCAGCGGTTTCATTGACATCAAGGATCAGGAGGAACTCCATGATAACAAGCAACACCCGAAACCTGCCAAGTCGCAGCGAGCCAGTGGCAACCGCATGGGTGGCGGAGACGTCTCGGAAAAGTATTGCTAGGGCTCGTCATGTCTCCTATCTGCCGAGCAACTTCGATCGTCTCTGGGAGATCTTCATGCTGATATTCCCGGACGACGCATCGAACGTCGAATCGGCTGAGGATTTCGATGATCATTCATTGAGACTGGTCATCAACAGAGAGACCAGGAGATTCTACGATGACGATCAATACGAAATCGACGACTTGACCGAATATGCGATATTCGCCGTGGAATTCGGCCGATGGTATCTGTGGACGAAGGAGGCGAACTTCAGTGGCGAATTATGAACCTGAAACGCCTGATTCGGACGTCTACGACAAACACGCCAAAGAGACATTCGAATATGTCTTGCCGGAACTCGCCAACAGCGTCTTCGAATACAAATCCGCTGGACCGCATGGGGTGAGCTTCATCACCGGTAGCGGCGATGTATTTCTCTGGTACGAGCTGGCGCCATATTCCAATGATCCATCACAGATTCGATGGATCCTTGAGCATGTTTGCCAGAAGGAACGTCCGGTTGAGAATACGGATCGTCCGATGGCACTGGAAACCAAATACGATTGATATATCTATACATAAGGAGCAATCATGTCTGATACGACTTTTTCGCCATTCATAACCATGTCCAGCACATCATTCTCACCAATCATGATATATAACAGCATGTCTCTCGCTGTCGAAAATATGCGAGAATGTCAATGTGATACACCTTTGGCTATGACCAAGCCGATGGCCATTCCCCACAAAGGCCGCGTGTATGTATGCACGAGCTATTGCCCGTTCTGCGGAGCGACCCAACACGTTACGGCGGATGCCAAGATGTTTCTGAATACCGCTCCTGCGGATATTTGGAGACTGGATGCGGACAAGATCTACGAATTCGTCTCGAGGATCAACGATCTTGGATATTTGCCGAAACATGCCGGGTCTGATAATCTCGCATGGACGTTCCCGCAAATGTATTCCGATGGAACGTTCTCAACAAACGTCTTCAACCTCGCCATCGGCCGTGGTCTCACGGTCCGGGCTCCGGAGTGCTATATTCTGCGAGACGAACAGCTCACGGTTTTCGACACCAAACTGCTGGATGAATTCGACCAGCTCGGAATCCTTGGCCTGATCTATCCGAAGGAGCCGGCCCATGCCAACGCCTGACGAATATCGCAGCGCACGGTGCCTGCTTGGTCTCACACAGCATCAAGTCGGCAAGATGATGAAGATCCGTCGTGAGACCGTGGGACAGCTGGAGTCCATCAATCCCGACACGCCGCGAACCTGGGAGGCGTATACACGCTACTACGACGTGTGGCTGCGCGAATATGCCCGTATCAAGCATCCGGATTTGTTGTTCGCCGTCGAGGCGATTCTCAACGGCAACCGTACAGTCATAGCCTGGCTTGGCGAACAAGACGATCCCGACAGCGATCCTCGTCACGGACGTCATCGTCCGAATCGTATCGTGGAGCTCAATCTGGTGTTCCCTACCATCATGGAGACGTCGCAATATCTCATCAAGCATGGCTACACCGATGAGGATCCTCATACGGTCCAGACCAAGATCTCACAGATACTGAACGGATATAGGAAACAACGGACATTATGCGGCTTCCACTTCGAAGACGTATGATGAGAAAGGATATTTGCCATGGCTCCGGCCAGCGTATTCGACAAGGCTCACAGACAGCTATCATGCCATGCTGGAGCCTCGATCAGCATCGGACCATATTTGCGATGGAAGCTCAAGAACCTCGGATTCGAATACGATCCCGTCGAGGATACCTGGTTCTGGGGATGGAAGAAGAAAGTCCGTCTCAACCTCGATCGATCCATCGGCATGTTCTGCTGGAGCGCTTCGGTGATGACGGCCAAGGCGCCGGCATCCTATGTGGATGATCGGCATGCCATTATCAGCTGGAATCAATCGGAAGAGGAGTTTCTTAAGCTGAAACGCTCGACCATTGCGTATTATATCGGCGATATGGTGCGAAAACACAGGCCGATTGTGACGAAATGACCGAAAATGCTATCTCAACATGTGGCCAGGAAACATATATCGCGTTTCGTGCACATATTGTGCACATTTCGCGAGGTTTCTGTGGCCACATGTTGTATTTAGCGTAAAAACCTAGTACTTTGTCCGGCTAAAGTACTAGGTTTGATATAATAAGGAGTAAACAATGAACTATCAAATGATTGAATACGCAGTTCGTCGTTACATTGATGAAAAGAAGTTGTTCAATGGACGAAAAGATTACCACCTGTCTATAAAGACTGGAGGGTATATTCGAGGAAACTACTTCGCATTTGTTATAACGGATCTGTCTGATGATGATAGAATTTATGAAGTTACGAGTTTGACGAATTCGAAGTCGATTGCCGTAACAAGTTATATTCAAGAGAATGCTGATCCGTTCTTTGTTTGATAGATAATAAGGAGTAATCATGCCTGGTGTCAACTTACGACAGTTTCAGCACGAGTGCGTGCAGGCCCTGAGGTCGGGCAAGGTGTTGGCGGCCGGAGTTGGCGCCGGCAAGTCCATCATGGCGTTATATTGGTACGTCACCAAGTGCTGTACGGTACGGACCTCGCATAACGCCAATGGCGAACTATTCCAGATCATGCCGGGGAGTCCGGATCTGGTGATCATCACGACTGCCAAGAAACGCGATAACCACGAATGGGATGACGAGCTCTATCGCTACGCCCTGCATCAGGGTGAGAATTCGAAGAAGATGGGTAGGGTTCATGTCACGGTGGATTCGTGGAATAACATCATGAAATACGTCGATACGTCCGCTGTATTCATATTCGACGAGCAGCGTGCCATTGGTTCCGGCGCCTGGAGCAAGGCATTCGTGCGGATCGCCAGACGTAATCCCTGGGTGATGCTGAGTGCGACTCCCGCCGACACCTGGAGCGATTGGTGTCCGATATTCGTCGCGGATGGGTTCTATCGCAATCGAACCGAGTTTTTTCGTCGTCATGCAGTATATTCCCGGTACACGAAGTATCCGAGAATAGACCGCTGGATCGATGAGGACTATCTGAACCGATGTCGCGACCACGTGCTGGTGACCTGCGAGGTGCCGAGAGAGACCGAACGCGTGGTGCATCAGCTGACCTGCGCATATGATAAGGAGACGGTTCGCAAGGCGATGAAGACACGGTGGAATCCTGAGACGGAGGAGCCGTTCCTCAACGCCACGGAGCTGTGCTTTTATCTGCGTAGGGTGATCGATACGGATCCTACACGTCTGTCGTACGCCGCACATGTGGTACGTGATCATCGCAAGGTGATCATATTCTACACGCTGCGTGCCGAACTGGAACAGATTCTGAAGCTTGAGGAGGTCACGGGAGTACCGGTCTACCAGTACAATGGCGGCCGGCACGATGATCTGCCTCAGGGGAATTCCTGGGTGTATGCGGTGCAGTTTCAGGCTGGATCCGAGGGTTGGAATTGCACGAGCTGCAACACGGTCCTGTATTGGTCGCTGCCGTACAGCTACAAACAGGCGGAGCAGGCGGCCGGTAGGATCGACAGGTTGGATACATCATATAAGACCCTGAACTACTATATCATGCGATCGTTCGCGCCTTTGGATCTGGGAATCATCCGGGCGCTTCGGAACAAGGAGGATTTCAACGCCTCCGGGTTCTTGAGGAGCAGTGCGCGACAAAAGGAGTAACCATGCCTAAAGGGAGAACCGAAGTTGTCTATATTTTCCTTGGACAACGTAACATGCAATATAATCCATTTGAGATCTGCGAGCTTCGAGAATGGATCGAAGCTAAGGTGTTACTATGCTCGCATAAGAATGTGAGTTATGGTATCAGCGACGCCTATAGAATTGAACGAGAACCGGTCATGCTGAGGCCGGATGGGTATACTGTGGATCTCTATAATGAAACTCGGAGGGTGGTGTGCCCGAATTGCGGGAAACGTAAGACCGTCGTGTTTCAGGCTTATGATACATCCTCTGTATGGTACCAGGAAACACGGTTTGATTATGGTAAGGAGTGATCATGCGTATCAATGAATTCGAATTGGTTAACCCGATGAGTAATGTGCAGACTACTATTGCGAGATTGATCGATCATCGTGGGTCATGCGATGATCTGTTGCCGAGACATGAGATCATCATGAGTGATATTCTGCTGTTGCAGACGGATCTTGCACATCCTGAGATATCATATGATATGACCGAGGCGAAGATCAATGCCTATTGCCCCCGCTGTAGGAGACATGGATCCGGATGGATCGAGACCAACGGATGGTTTTCTGCGGTGTCACCATCACGTGGAGTAGTGATTCGTCGTGCTATGGATGAGCTTCCTGCTCGTATGGATAGACATGGTCGTGTTTGCGGGCATCGTCGTTTGATGATATCTTCCGCGGTTCGATCGAAGGATATCGCGTTCCATGTCAGGGAGGAGAACACCAGGAATTATAGCTGGTTCAAGAAGCGTAAGGCTTTGGCGAAGCAGTGGTTCCCGTTGAGTAGCGGTGACGAACAGTATCATTTGGTATGGTGTCCGGACTGTTTTGCAATGACTTGCGTGGACGTAGGAAAGATGTCTTTTACGCGGTACGACCCCTCAAACGCCAGTTTTAAAGGGAGTGAATGGTACTAAAAAGCAGTTCTGAATGTGTACAATTTGTGTGACAAAAGCACTTCTAAATGTGTACAATTTGTGTGACATGTGTACAATTTGTGTGACATGAGCGAAAATGGCCTCGAGAGGGTAAAATGGCCAAAATCGGTTTTGTCACACAAATTGTACACACAAATCGGTTTTGTCACACAAATTGTACACATTTGAAAACGTCTTTTAGAGCCTGAAAACGTTGAAATTTCAACGTTTTTGGGGTTTTGAGGGTGTTTTTCTGTGTGTACAATTTCTGTGACCTACTTCTATTCCGAATGGGGAAGAGAGAAAATAATATTATCTGTAAGTATAGAAGAAGTAAAAGTATGTCACACAAATTGTACACATTTGAAAACCACTTTTTTGCAGAAAGGAACCGTCATGACTTATTTCATCCTCGATGGCAATCGAGAAACCATTTACGAAATCGCTCACGACATGATCGGGTGCAGATGTCAACCCGGGACTCCGGTATGCATCAGTATCCCGAAGATCGATCCGGATGAACTCACGCCTCAGGAACGCCGTAATTTTTCCATGAACGATTTCGTTCTGGCGTGTTATTGTTCCGGATGTCGAAAGCGAACCAAACTCATGGTACCGCTCGATAAGATCCCTCACGTCGATGCCGATGCCATCCGACAGATCGCACAGCAAATGTCGACAGAGGGGATAAATTGCAACCATGACCGAGAGAGCTGGGAAGTGACCGCACCAGTCATTCGAGATGATGCTCCGAGTCAAATCGATTTGAATGGTGTTCGCTTGTTGTTGCATATCGTCTACTGCGTGAAGTGCCGGCATCTTGTACATGTGTACATTACCGATGCCCATCGAGTGTATTAGGAGGAACCATGCGTTTTCGCGAACCAATATTCGAACAGCCCATGCGTGTCATGGAAGATGATCATATCTGCCAGGACATCGACGACTACAGCTACTATGCCGGAATGCAGCTGGAGGACGCCAAGCGCGAACTCGTCGAGCATAACGGCGATGAGATCATCAAGATCGGATGGATGCATGTAGTGCCTTTGCATCCTGTTCGGAAGTACCAGGATCATCCGATTAAGATCACCACGCTTCGATATGGCACTTCGGAAGTATTTCCGAATATCTATGAAGCAAGCATCAAGAAAGGGTTTAGTCTTTCTTCGTTGCGAGATCTGTTGTGTGGAAGAGGTATATGGTCTGATAACTTCATTGCCGAATACATCTAGATCGTTGTGCACATTTGTGCACAAACATCGTCTCGTACATTCCCCATAATGGATAGAATATACATATAACTACAGGTATCTTCCGTATTTTACGGTTGGAGGTTTTCCATGGTTTTAGAGCGAGACTTCCAGCGCAAACTGGTCAAGCGATTGAGGACAGAGATTCCAGGATCCATTGTCATGAAAGCTGATGCGAACCAAGTACAAGGCATCCCGGATCTCTTGATTCTCGCACATGGCCGATTTGCTTCACTGGAAGTCAAACGCTCTGCTACCGCATCTCATCGACCGAATCAGGATCACTTCGTCCAGAAGATCAACGACGATGGCGGCTTCGCTTCGTTTGTTGATCCTTCGAATGAAGACGATGTGGTTGACCAAGTCAAGCGATATCTATCCAAAGCCTAGGGAATCACGGCTTTTCATTTTAGGAGTTCACATGGCATTCACGTTCAATCAGCATACTGACCTTGAAGGCAAGCACGCATATTTGAGTGCCAGTCATCATGTCTGGCTCAACTATGATGATGAGCACTTCAAGGATATCTTCTATTCGAACCTCATGAAGGAGCGCGGAACGCAGCTTCACGCTTTTGCCGAGTTTGCGAATAGGATGGGCCGAAAGATGCCGCGCAATCATGAGACCATTAACGAGTTCATCAATGATGGTCTCGGATATAACATGAGTCCAGAAGTGGTGCTCTATTACAGCGAGTATTGTTTCGGGACTGCCGACCTTATCGGTTTTGATCCCAAGAAGAAATTGCTTCGTGTGTTTGATCTCAAGACCGGTCAGAAGGATGTGCTCGAGTTCGGACAGCTGCATGTGTATTGCGCTCTGTTCTGTCTCGAGTACAACATCAAACCAGATGACATCAATTTCGAATGCCGACTCTATCAGAATGATGAAGTTCGCATTGAAGAGTTTACTGATCCGGAAACTATCAAGGATATTATGAATCTTATCGTTCATGATGATAAGATGATTCGTGAACTTCGCGCCGAAGCGAAAGCCAACAAATTGATCTTCTAGAAAGGAGCGGATTATGGCTGAAGAGTCATATTCTGGTGATGACGAGTCGTTGTATGACTTCGAGCATTACGGTACTCCACATCAGGGTGCCACTCCGCATTCCGGACGGTACAAATGGGGTTCCGGAGATGAAGATTCCTTAACCAGAGCCAATGGCTTGCTGGGTCAAGTGGCTAGGCTCAAAGAGCAAGGGATCAGAAATTCCACAGAGATCGCACGAGCGCTTGGCATGACTACAACCGAGTACCGAGCACGATATTCCATGGCGTGGAATGAAGCCGAGAACTATACTCGCAACCGAGCGCTGAATCTTCAGAAGCAAGGTTGGGGTGCTACGGCTATCGGCAAAGAACTTGGACGTTCCGAATCGACAGTCCGTGGCTGGCTTAAAGATGGTCGTGAAGTTCGTAAGGACATCGCCACCGATATCTCAGAAAAGCTCATGGCTTCGGTTCCGAAGAACGGTGGCCTTGACATCGGTAAATCCTCAGAATTATATCTGGGAACTTCTGCCGATAAGCTCAAGGTCGCAGTGCAGATGGCGGTCGATAAGGGTTACGAAGTCCACTACATGTATGAGAATCAGCTCGGTACTGGTCCTGGCCAGAAGACGACCCTTAAGCTGTTGACTGCTCCTGGTGTCAAGGTTTCAGGTCCGGAAGGTCTGTATGCTCATCGTGAGCGTATTGCTTCTTTGGCGAAGAACCTTGATGACATTCCAGAAGGATCTTCCGGAGCACTGAAGCCTCCAGTATCAATCGATAGCAAGCGAGTTAAGATCGTTTATGCCGAAGACAAGTTTGCTGGTTTCAAGGGCGTCGAACGAGATGGCGTGATGCTGATTAATCCTAAGGCTCCTGATCTTCAGTTGCCGGATGGCAAACGTTACGCTCAGGTTCGAATTGCCGTTGATGGTACTCACTACCTCAAAGGCATGGCACTTGTTGGTGATCCTCGGTCGTTCCCTCCTGGTGTCGATGTGGCCTTCTGCACCAACAAGCACAAGGGTACTCCGAAGATGGATGTTCTGAAGAAGATGCAGACCATCAAGTCTGCCAACGGAACAGAAGTCATCGATACGGAGAACCCGTTCAAGGCCGCGGTGCGTTTGCAGCCCACTTATGTGGATCCGAAGACCGGTAAGAAGAAGCAATCTGCCCTGAATATTCTGAACACCGAAGGCGACTGGGATGGTTGGTCGAAGAATCTTCCATCTCAGATGCTTTCCAAGCAGGAACCTTCATTTGCTTCTCAGCAACTCGGTATCGCTCTGGATCGTTCTCGATTGAATCTGAAAGAAATCAAATCGTTGACCAATCCAGTTGTTAAGCAAAAGCTTCTTCAAGAGTTTGCTGACGAATGCGATTCCGCTGCCGTTTCTTTGAAGGCCGCCGCTGTCCCACGTCAGAAGTCTCATGTGATTCTTCCAATCAATTCGTTGAGTGATCGTGAGATCTATGCGCCGAATTATCGAAATGGCGAGAAGGTGATGCTAGTTCGATATCCGCATGCTGGTCGATTTGAGATGCCTGAACTTGTGGTGAACAATCGCAACAAGGAAGGTCTCAAATACATCGGCAATGCCAAGGATGCAGTGGGCATTAATTCTAAAGTAGCCGAACGTCTATCAGGTGCTGACTTCGACGGAGATACTGTTCAGGTAATTCCGAATAAAAGTGGTCAGATTAAGAACGCCGCTCCATTGAAAGGACTTCAAGGATTTGATCCTAAGGAATCATACGCCTTGCCAAAGGACATCAAGCCCAATGACAAACGTTTGATTTCTCCGGAGATGAAGCAGCGTCAGATGGGTATCGTATCTAATCTGATTACCGATATGACAATCAAAGGCGCTCGTCCTGACGAATTGGTTCGAGCAGTTCGCCATTCCATGGTGGTGATTGATTCCGAAAAGCATAAGCTTGATTGGAAACAATCCGAGACTGATAATAACATCAAGGCTCTCAAGGAGAAGTTCCAAAGTGGTGGAGCTTCTACACTTGTTTCAAGAGCTAAGGGTGTGGTCCGTCTTCCGGAGCGTAAGCCCCGATCCATGAAGAATGGCGGTCCGATCGATCCTGAGACCGGTGAGAAGCGTTACGAACTTACCGGCGAGTCTCATGGTCGAGCAGTTCGTAATTCGAAGGGTGAGGTTGTTCGTTATGAAACAGTCCCCAACCTTACGAAGTCTACGAAACTTGCCGAGGCTAAAGATGCTAGGGAACTTTCTTCTGGTACTTTGATGGAATCTATTTATGCTCGTTATTCTAACGGCATGAAAGATTTGGGTAACCAATCTCGAAAAGCCTACCTTCAGGCGGAGCCTTTCAAAGTAGACCCCCAGGCGAGAAAACAATACGCCCCTGAAGTTAAGAAGATGGTAGCTCAGCTCAATGAAGCCAAGAAGAACCAACCTCTAGAACGCCAGGCTCAGGTCATAGCCAACGAGAGGCTTCGCGCCATCAAGGAAGATCATCCTGACTATGACAAAGAAGATCTCAAGAAGGCTGGACAAAAAGAACTCAAACGAGCTAGAGCTATTGTTGGTATTCAATCCAAGAGGGTGGATCTTACGGATCGAGACTGGGAGGCAATTCAAGCAAGGGCCATCTCAGCTAACAGGCTTCGTGAGATACTGCAATACGCCGATCCTGATCGAGTTCGAGAACTGGCTACTCCGAGAAAGAAAGAAAAGCTTCCTTCTTGGGCTATTGCTAGAGCGAAATCGCTCATGAATGCTGGCTATACTAATGCAGAAGTTGCAGATGCTTTGGGTATTTCAACTTCAACATTGTCTGAGAACCTTGGGAAGTGATGAAGTATGACATTATCACCACTAGAGCAAGCATGTCTTAGGCATGATGTATTGGTAACTACAGTGGACAATCCTATCAATCCATTCGTTGATTTTGAAGGATGGATGAATCTAGACATTGCTATGGGCTATGACACATGTGGTCTAGTTAGCCAAATGTTCATGGGTTATGACAACATGTCTGATGAGGATCAAGCAATCGAGTATGCTCGAATGATTCGAGATCTCTTTGCTCATGATCCTTTGGGTGTGTACACATTAGCCAAACGTCCATCATGGCGTGAAGTTCCATCTGCTGCCTCAAATGAATAGCATGATGTGATTGCACATGCAATTGCATCATGTTGCTCGTCATTGTTAACATGCATGAATAGTAACAGCAACAATGATGAATGACGATGGATGATGTGATTCATATGAGTAACAAATAGCATTTGCTTATATGAATCACATCATTCATTATACTATTCGTTGTCGTGATTGACGATGATCATTATTAATCATCATTCATTGATGTTAATTGTTATCATTCATTGCTATTGCAAATTGAAATCAATCAAACGCGAATGAATTAACTTTCATTCAACTGCAACCATCTATTGGATGGTTTGTAAATGTAATTTATAATTCATATCAAAGAATAATTTT